AGGCGCGCCAGCTTTTCGATACAGCTTCTCAGGTCTGTGAAATTGTCGACGGTGTTCGGCAGTGTATGCAGAACTGATCGCCTGTAAGAGCAGAATATTTTGCTGAAAAATGAAGGATGCGTCAGCGTCCGGAAAGCATGAAATTCTGTGTTTGTGGCTATTCAATAAAATAAATTCTTTCTGTCGCCGCGAATACTCAAATGTTGATCAGTGCCCGGTGCGGTGACGGGCTTCGATATCAGGAGACGATGATGGAAAAAACAGAAAACAAACCGATTGCAATTGGTGCTGATGCTGCTCCGTTTAAGTTTGAGTTGTCTCAATTGGTGGAGATGCGCATCAGTGATGAATGGGGTGAGGTTAAAGCCCGTGCGCAGTATGCGGATGGCGAAAACCAGTACTTGATCCACTACAAAGCAGCTGATGGTCGCGCCACGACGGAGTGGTTTGGTGAGTCAATGCTGGAAGCAACAGAAGATGATCGTCATCCTGGTTGTCCGGTATTTGCTGGTATGGAATTACTGGAAGGTGCGGTAGTTACTGAGTAACAGGCATTACAGCAGCTCTTCAGCGAGGGGCTGCGATAATGCAGGTGTTAGAGTGTGTGCAAATGATAATTAGTCCCATTTTCACGGGTCCTTCCTGAAATTTGGAACACCGAGGGTCTGGGGACGCGCAAAAACGCGCTATTTATGAAAATTTTCAGGGAAAAAGCAGATCCGTTCTTCTTCTGGCTAACCTGTTGTTTAATATAATTTTCTTGAAAAAAAGAAAGGATCTGGCAGCGGTGATTTTTCACTGAAAAAAGCGTTTTGAGATCCTTTCTTCTTTTTGTGAGGAATATGTGCCGTGAAGGTTAACAAAAAGAAACTGGCGGAAATTTTTGAGTGCGATGTCAGAACAATCACTGGCTGGCAAAGTCAGGGGCTGAGAGTTTTGTCGGGGGGAGGCAAAGGTATCGAGGCCATGTTCAATACTGCAGAAGCCATTGAATGGTATGCGCAGCGGGAAAAAGATATCGAAAACGAAAAGCTCCGCAAAGAACTGGATGATTTGCGTGCGGCTGCAGAATCAGATTTACAACCCGGCACCATTGACTATGAACGCTACCGGCTAACCAAAGCACAGGCTGACGCACAGGAGCTGAAAAATGCCCGTGAAGAAGGGCTGGTGCTGGAAACGGAATTGTTTACCTTCATTCTGCAACGTGTGGCACAGGAGATTTCGGGGATACTTGTACGTGTGCCGCTGACATTACAGCGTAAATATCCGGATATTTCACCGTCACACCTTGATGTGGTGAAAACTGAAATCGCGAAAGCCTCCAATGTTGCAGCTAAAGCCGGTGAAAACGTGGGCAGGTGGATTGATGATTTCAGACGCACAGAAGGCAGCTAATGCAGCCGGTGCGATAGCTACAGGGCTTTTATCTCTCAATATTCCGGTTCCACTGACGACGGTTCAGTGGGCTGATCAACATTATTATCTGCCGAAAGAATCTTCATATACCCCCGGGCAATGGGAAACCCTGCCGTTTCAGGTTGCCATTATGAACAGCATGGGAAATGACCGGATCCGCACCGTTAATCTGATTAAATCGGCGCGCGTTGGTTACACCAAAATGCTGTTGGGGGTGGAGGCTTATTTTATTGAGCATAAATCCCGTAACAGTCTGCTTTTTCAGCCAACAGATTCTGCGGCAGAAGATTTCATGAAATCTCATGTTGAGCCAACGATCAGGGATGTCCCTGCATTGCTGGAGCTGGCTCCATGGTTCGGAAGAAAGCACCGCGATAATACACTCACCCTGAAGCGTTTTTCCTCCGGTGTGGGTTTCTGGTGCCTAGGTGGTGCCGCTGCTAAAAACTACCGTGAAAAATCTGTGGATGTGGTCTGCTATGACGAACTCTCCTCGTTTGAACCGGATGTGGAAAAAGAAGGTTCGCCGACGCTGCTTGGCGATAAGCGTATCGAAGGCTCGGTATGGCCTAAATCCATACGTGGCTCAACGCCAAAAATTAAAGGCTCCTGCCAGATTGAGAAAGCCGCAAATGAATCAGCGCATTTCATGCGGTTTTATGTCCCTTGCCCTCATTGCGGGGAGGCCCAGTATCTGAAGTTTGGCGATGATGCGACGCCGTTTGGCCTGAAATGGGAGAAGGGTAAACCGGAAACGGTGTATTACCTGTGTGAACATAATGGCTGTGTGATCCGCCAGTCAGAACTTGACCAGAGCGGCGGACGCTGGATTTGTGACAATACCGGGATGTGGACGCACGACGGCCTGGCATTTTACAGCGCCGGTGATGAGGAGATGCCGCCACCGCGCTCAATCACGTACCACGTGTGGACAGCGTACAGTCCGTTCACCACCTGGGTACAGATTGTTTATGACTGGCTGGATGCGCTGAAGGATCCGAACGGTGTTAAGACGTTTATTAACACCACGCTCGGGGAGCCCTATGAAGAGGCTGTGGCAGAAAAACTGAGCTTTGAGTTGTTACTGGAAAAAGTCTGCCACTATGGCGCGCAGGTTCCCCTGCGGGTGGTTTACCTGACCGCAGGGATCGACTCACAGAAAGATCGCTATGAAATTTATGTCTGGGGCTGGGCTCCCGGCGAAGAAGCCTTTCTCATTGACAAGCAAATTATCATGGGGCGACCGGAAGACGAGGACACCCTTAAACGTGTTGATACGGTGATCCGGAAAAAATATCGCCATGCTGACGGTACTGAAATTTCCATTTCCCGCGTCTGCTGGGATACCGGTGGTATCGACCAGGACATTGTGTATCAGCGTTCCAGAAAACACGGCACTTTTTTTGTGCTTCCCATTAAAGGGGCATCGGTGTACGGCAAGCCGGTGATCACCATGCCTAAAAAGCGCAACCAGCGTGGTGTGTTTTTGTGTGAGGTGGGCTCCGATACCGTCAAGGAAATGCTGTACGCCCGTTTTGCCCTGCCGGTGGTTTCTGCCAGTGAAGCCGCCCCGTATACCTTCCGTTTTCCGGATAACCCGGACATTTTTTCGGAAGAAGAAGCACGTCAAATCGTGGCGGAAGAACTGGTGGAAAAGGTGGTTAATGGCAGGGTGAAACTGCTGTGGGATAAAAAAGGGCGACGCAACGAAGCCCTCGACTGCCTGGTATATGCCTATGCTGCCCTGCGTATTTCAGTACAACGATGGCAACTGGACCTTGAGGCACTGGCCCGGGCACGAAGAGACGAGCAGGATGAGGATGATATGAGTCTGGAAGAGATCGCGGCTGCACTGAGTGGAGGATAAGTGATGATTTATACACATGAGATGCTTTGTGATGCCCGCCGGGCATTACATGAACTGATGATCGGACGTGCTGTGGTTTCCGTCAGCAAGGACGGGCGTCAGGTTCAGTATTCGCGGGCGACGATTGGTGAACTGCGTCAGTATATTGAAGAGCTGGAAAGTGCGCTGGGTGTATCCGGACGGCGTCGCGGCCCGGCAGGAGTGGGGCTGTGAACGGGGAACTGGTGGATCTTCACGGGCAGCCACTGCGGCAGAGTATGGGGTATTCCGGAGGGGGTACCGGATTTGGCGGGCAGCTTGCGGAATGGCTGCCTGCACCGGAAAGTGCCGACGTGGCGCTCTTACCTTCCATTCAGCTGGGTAACGCCCGTGCGGATGATCTGGTCCGCAATAACGGTATTGCCGCAAACGCCGTTGAAATTCATAAAGACCATATCGTCGGACACATGTTTCGTCTGAGTTACCGGCCCAACTGGCGCTGGCTGGGGATGTCGGAAGCCGATTCACATGTCTTTATTGAAGATGTTGAGGCAGCGTGGATGGAATTCTGCGATCCGGTGTTTGGTTCGATGGATGTGGAGGGGCGTCGCTCGTTTACCGAATTTATTCGTGAAGGGGTGGGCGTTCATACATTTAACGGTGAAATTTTTGTCCAGCCCGTATGGGATACGGAATCCACGTCATTATTCCGGACGAAATTCAAAACCATCAGCCCGAAACGTGTCAGTACACCCGGTTATGGTACCGGCGATCGTTTTATGCG